GCTCAGAAAACCTAATAGGTGTGTTATCACTAAGATTAATAAATTCGCTAACTGTAATATTGTTTTGAGATGCAACTGCTGTTACTGTAATACCCCCACCAAGACCCGCTCCATAAACGATCATATTTGTAGTGATGGTTCCAACATTAGTATCTAAGATTAATGTATTTGTATTAAATACTATACCATTTGTGAGAGCAGTGGCTTCATCATTTAACCCAGACTCCAGAGCAAACTCAAATGTCTCTAAATGTTCATTGGTTGCTCCTTCATAAACAAGAAAATCACCAGCATCAGTTAAGTCTCCATCTGTTCCATTTAAAGTTATTGCACCATCAACAACAGAGACAAATCCAACTGGAAGAGAAACATTTGTCTCTGTGCTTGCAAAAACTAAAGGATCACCAATCTTATATCCAGCCCCGGCAGTGTCAACAATCACACCACTAACTGAACCAGCTTTAATAGATGAAACTTCAGCGATAGCGGAGCCATTGCCAAAATCACTATTAACAACTACTTCATCTGAGACTGAGTTTAAAATGCCATCATTGGTAACTGTAGCTTTGCTCAAAACATTTAAGGCTGTAAACTCTTGTACAACATTTCTGGTGGACGATACTCCTTGTATTATTTCACCCGCAATAAAATTACCAATTTCATATGCAATATTAAATTCTATTATGCTAATATCGCCTTGAATAAGAGTATTTGATTCTCCAACTATAGCTGTGGCACCAGATGTTAATCCAGTTATTCTTTGTCCAAGTAATTCTTCTCCGAGTGATGAGGATATTGAAGTGGTTCTGATAACTATATTTCTATCCCAGTTACCATCGGAAGGTCGCATCATAAATTTTCTAGGATAAACAACTTCAGAATCTAGATTTAATAAAATTCTAATAAAAAGTCTAAAACTTTCACTGGTTCCCTTTAACCTATAGAGTTCACGAATATTTTTTATTAGATTTCTTTTATCAATACCAGCAGCTAATTTTTTAGGTATAGCATTCATAAAAGAAACACTTAGCTGATCTAAAAAATCCCATATTGTTCTATCAGTATCAGCATAGTCTAAAAGTTGTTGAATGTTTTGAACTGGATTGCCACGGTATCTTGTTACTGTTCCTTCAGATGTTGATGTTGCACCAACAAGAGTTTCGCCAGTAATAAACTGTTGTTGCGAAGTTACAAATACCCGATTATTTCTTTGATCATCAATTAAGATTGTGGCAGTAGCACCAGAAGTGCTGCCAGTAATTGTCTCTCCAACAGAAAATTTTCCTGTCGAATCTTCATGTACAATCTGATTACCATCTTCATCTAGGATATATTGAACATCAAAAGTTTCTTGAATAACATTATCAACTTGAGCATCTACAAGTAATTCAGCAGCTTCCAAATACTCATAATAGTATCGAATAAATTTAGAAAACAGTGGATTTTCATCTCTAACAAAATCCGGTAATTGTCCATCAACTAATGGAGAAATTTTCGTGCTTAGAAAAGATGTAGGTGGATTGTCAAATGGTGCCATTTTAGTATCCAGATACTGATGTTGTATAGGATGATGTTGCTCTATTAGATGTAGCAACAGTAGTAATATCACCAACTGCCGCCCCATCAATAGAAACATTAACAATAGTATTTATTAAATCTATCTCAATCAGCTGATTTCTAACTGGTATAATATCCACAGAATCTGGAATAGATGTAATTCTAATTTGAGTTGAAGAAGTATTATCAACATTGGATACTAAAGTTACCGTAAGAGGATTTAATTTTATTGTCCCAGTTGCATAATCAACAGTTCCAGCTTTGTCGTCTAAATAATTCTTGACTCCAGCTAATATAAAAAATCTTCTTATATATCCATTCCCATCATCATCCAAAAACATTTCATTATTAGCATCACCACTAACTTTAAATCCAGTAGATGCAACAACTCCACCCTGATCAGAATTATGTTTAGAATGAGGATTGTAAATACTATTATTGAAAGATATAGTATATCCCACGCTTTCATCAAGTAGGGGAGTAAAAAATTTGCCCATAACAACTTTTGTGACATTACTAGTAAGTGACGTATCGGAATCATCAATTAACTTAGTTACTTGAGAATGTCTAAAAGCACTATTAAATGTTTTTAAATTATTATTATTAAAATTTGTAAGAGAATTTACGATAACACTTTCTAAATCATTTGATGTTAGTGTGGTAAGATTAGGATTAAATGTCGAAGATACATCTAGTATAAGAAATAGTGTTTCTGGATCAACAATAACTGGTGTAATTGAAGCAACAGTAAATGGCGAAAGCCTTTCGACTAATCGTCTTTTTTCAACTTGAGGTATAAAATTGCCTGTTGTAGATTTAATTGATATGAAAACTTTTCCAAACTCCTGCACAGAACTAACACCCAGCACTGGATCAAAAGAACCACTTTCACCACCAAAAATAGATACTGCTTCTGTATTTGGATAAAATCTTTTTACAAATACTTTATAATCTTCAGCAGTAACACATCGACCTTGTGATGCAAAATCTAGAGGTGCATTAAATTTTATCGAATCAATACTTTCTGGAAAAGCACCGCCACTTGCAGGCTCAACCAGAGAAACTTGAATATCCACTACCGTATCAATGGCCGCTGCATTTGTAAATACTGATGCTGTATTTGCATCTTTTCTATTAGTCACCACATAAGTTAATACTACAATGTTACCATCTGAAAGTGATTGTCCTAAAACACCATCACCAAAATAAACTTCAAATAATCCATTTTCAACTTCTTGTAAAAAGAAATTTGCACTTGTTGCATTGACCTGTGAAATATCTGTTGTTTTTGTATAAGTTGTGGATGATGTATTGCTTGAAGAGGTTTGAACTGCAACTTTTAACGTAGTTGTATCTGCTCTATTATCAGTCAAAATAAATCTTTGATCAACATCACCTGAATCAACAATGTATTGTGTTGTGATAAATGTTCCCTCATATATGGGAATATTTAAAAACGGAATTGAAGTGCCTATATTTGCAGCAGTAAATTCAGTTACAGTAACAAACTGGTAAGAAACATCATCGACTAAAGTTGTAAATACTGTTCCAGCGGGAATTGATCCTGTAGCTTTAACAGAATCAAACAGAGTAACATCAATAACCGCTTTTGGCGCTCTTGCTGATATAGGTTCATATCCTAAAGTTTTTGCATGAGATACTACACTTGATCGAAGTGATGAACTATCAAGAAACATTTCATTTGCAAGCATGTTCATATTAAAACCAAGGTAATGAGTATTGTATGCTAAAACATCCAAAAGAACATTTATACCAGAGCCTTCAAAATTATAATCTGTGAACTCATCTTGAGCTTCAAGAAAAGTTTTTAGATTAGATTTGACATCATCAAAGTCAAATTCTGAAACTTTTAATCTTTTATCATTTGTTGCCATTATCGTAATCTCTCTAGAAACATATCTACCTCTACAAGTTCTGTGGGAGCGTTAATGATAAAAAATGTAATTGTCAACTCATAGATATTTCGGTCTAAATCTGGTCTTGCGCTAACATTCATTAGTCTGACTCTTGGTTCAAAATTAGATATAACATCTTCAACTCTTTTTGTTAACATTATAGCTACGAATGGAGTCATGTTTTCAAATAACATATCCCTCACACCAGAACCAATTTCTGGATGAAAGGGTTTTTCATATACATTAAGTAATACTAAATTTTTAACAGCACGTTTTATATTTGTAATATCAGTTAGTATATGCACATCACCACTAACAGGTTTTTTACCAAAGAAAAGATCAAGGTCACGATACTGCCGCACATTGCGTGATATATCATTCTGTGTCTCTGAGTCTGTAAATCCTTGTGGATTAGTACTGTGCATGATTACTCCTTCATTTATTTATAAGGGTAAATTTTATTCTATAATCTTAAATTCTTTCACAGGCCTATATTCATGATTGTCACTATGAACAATTTGAACCTCTGCTATCACCGCATCAATCTCCTCATGCCAGTAGTTTAAAAATTGATGCACTCTTGGATACTCTGGAACTATGTCTTTTGTTTGCCAAGTAAATTGTTGCAAGACATTATTATAATCTGGCAACCAATATAATACATTAAGTGTAACTAATTTTTTTATTATCATTGATATTACTCTTATAATGGAACAGCATATGTTTTTTCTATTTGTACAAACATTTCATCAAATATTGTAATCGTGTCAGTCTCCCTAGCCTCTACTTCCTCCTGTAATATTATTTCTATACCGTCTGCACCACCGGGGCGTTCGTCGGCTCCTCTCAAAATGCTGTTGATTTCTGTTTCAATAATGCTATTAACACCTCTAGCTCTCAAACTATAAGTGCGCTGGATACCACTCCCTAATTTTTCAATCGAACCACCGCCACCGCCAGCAAAAGATAAATTATTTTTATTAAAGACTCTTCCATCATCAAACCTAACCCGTACACTAATTGATTTAGAATCATTATTTACAAGTTTTTCAGTGCCACTTGCAAGTATATTATCTGGTTCTTCTTTATTTCTTTTTTTCACAAGAGCCGCAAGTCTGGTGAATGAATCTGTTACATTGTTATTAGAAATGGATACTCTATTTTGAAGGTTTTTTAATTTTGTTATTTTCTCATCAGAACTCAAAAGTGAAGTTTTTGGTGGCAGATTGGTGATCACGGCAGTTGCGTTTTTAATCTTTTGAACTGCTGGCACTGATGGACTCTTATCCTTTTGTAATTTTGCTTTAATTATTGCATCTTGTTTATCAAACTCTTTTCTTACTGCTTCTGAAACAGTTCCAATTTCAGAAGCAACATCTATTTTTGGTAAATTTGCTTTTACCGTAGAAGCAGCGGCGGTAATAGCACTTGCAAGTGTAGAGTTTGATGAGAATATTTGTGCTGATGGAGTTATAAGGTCAGCACCATCTTCATCTACCGGATCGCCAGCTGGCATACCAGCAGCACTTGCTAATAAAGTTGGTATACCATCTAGTCCGATTGCAAAATTAGGAATATTAAGATTAACAATATCAAAATCAGATAAACCTACAAACTCTTCTGTAATACCTCCTATCTCACCTACAACACTTGTTACCTGTCCTACAAGACCTCCTACAAGATTATCTGCAATACCTGCGGCATTAAGGCCTTGTGATACAAGACCAGCTGCCTGTCCTACAATACCTCCTGTAAGATTATCTGCAATACCTGTTACTTGTCCTAGAATATCTCCTGTAGCACTATCTACAATATCTGCAACACCTCCTGTTACCTGTCCTATAAGACCTCCTACAAGATTATCTGCAACACCTGTTACCTGTCCTAGAATATCTCCTGTAGTACTATCTACAATACCTGTTACCTGATCTAAAATACCTCCTGTAAGATCATCAAAAGTGCCAGATAAAGCTCCTGTTGCGTCACTTATAATACCACCTAAATCAAATCCTGCCCCAGATAATACATCACCAAATTGAGATTCAATGTTTGCTAATGCAGACAAACTTGAAAGACTACCAGCGTCCAATGCTATCAAATTTTGTATTTCTGATATGAAACTAATATCTGCAATTGATGATAGTTCTGGAATTAATGCCGAAAAGTCTCCATCTAAAATGCCTAATGAACCTATCAATTCAGCTACTACAGTTTCAATAGGAGCCTCTAAAGCACCTTGAAGAAATGATTTGATACTAGAAAGCTGATTTGCAAGTTCATTAAATCCTTCACTTGCTCCTAATAGGTTTGGTGTACTAGAATCAGCCATTAATTTCTCCTATGGGTCTTCGACATTATTGTTACCTCTTAAAAAAAATCACTAAAGCTATCACCAACAAAAACTGTTGGTAATCCTTGTGCTACTGCCGTACATGTTGGATCAAATATACGTCCACAACCTGCTCCTTGAGCAAAAACTGAATTAGAAGCACTTAGTATTGGAACGGCGTGAGTAAAACAAAAGGGGCCGACGGGAAAAAGGTGAGGCGTATTTAAATCACCCTCCCTACTTATAGGTAGGCCTCCTGCGAAAACACTAATATTTACGCCGGCGGCACCGGCAGGTGTTCGGACCATGCCTGAACAGTGAGGAAAGTCTGCATCAGTATCTCTTGTAACGGGTAACATTGCCATTTAAATCTCCTTTAAGTTCCATTCTCACCACCAATATTATCATTATCTTCATATAATATTTTACTTCCAATATCTGTTCTATTTGTGTCAGATACACCAGCAATCACATCTCCATCTTCATGAAGAAGACGATTTGTTGCAGTAGAATCTTTTTCTTGTAAAGCAAGAATCCTTTCAAGAGTAAAGGTTACATCAGCAACCTCTGAGGATGTTCCATTAAAAACAATAACATCAAAAGACCCTCTACCAAGTGCCCTATGATTTTCTTTACATTTAGAAACCCACAGACTAAATCTTTCTCCTATAACTTCGTTAAATGCGGTATGTATATCTTCAGTATGAGTATCACCATCATCATCCATAAAAGCTGAACGAAAAGTTAAGACACTCCGCACATCTAATGTCAATGGAATATTACTATAATCCGTAAAAGAAGAAGTTGTACCATCAAACAAAAGAAATTTATACTCACCAGCATCAAACTCAGACATTAGTTCAGATCAATTCTTGCAGAATTAAAACTCATGGCCGCCGTAGCAGTAGTTACCATTGTCGGCGAAGTCGTCAATGAAGAAATACCAGTTTTAGATGTTCTAGTTAAAAGTATGTCTTCAGTATATGTGGTTTTAGCTGATATATCATATGAGGTTCCCGCTTCTACAGTCATGGCGCCAAACGCCGTCCTTAACAACATAGTATTTACCGCTTGTATATTCACATTAGTCCCTGCACCAATTCCAACAACACCTATTGCTGTTTTTAATGACATATTTTTCTTAGCTTCTATTATTACATCACCAGCGCCTGATGTCAGGGTAAGGTCTTTTATAGCAATCAAACCATACTCGCCACCAACGTACCTTTTGTCATTACCACCAATTGTAACATCAGAATCTCTTTCACCTTTGCCCGTGCCAACCCTACCCTTGACTGCGTTTGATATATCATAAGCGTAACTTCCTAAGATTTCTTCTTCTCTATTACCGCCATTTTTAGAAAAACTTATAGAAGTTGTAACTGGTTGGCCATCTTCATCAAATGTAGTCTCAGTCTTAGTCCCAGACCCAAATCCTTGTGCCCCAACTTTTGTTCGTTGGTTCTTATGAATCTTGGTATACATATCACCCTCAACCTCTAGAACATAATCTCCTTGGATGAGTTCATTCTTATTTCCCTTAACAGTCAAATTAAGATCGCCCTCTATGAGTATACTTTTATCTTTAATAATAATCTCATAGCAATCACCAACAACCTTTACAACCTTATCTCCTGTAGGATGTATCTCTGTGAATGAGCCAGATATATGTTGCTGCAATAATCTCTCACCACCCGGCGTATCATCTATTTCATGAATATGCCCACACTCACTTTCATGCACATGATTAAAAGGATATATAGTTGGAGTGTTTGATTTAGGGTCTGGCTCATCATAAGTTTTTCTTGCATCTTTTCCG